CGTGCTCAACTTTCTGTAGAAAGTTCGGTCGCACCGCAACGACCTTTATACTTGTTCTGAAATTTGGTTAAAAGAAGGATCAATCGATTTTTATCTTTAATATACTTCTTAACTGGACTAGGTACAACCCAATCTACGTTAGTAGTATTAACACTCACAGAAGCAAAATATATCTGTTTCCGTGATCCTTTACCATTCGAAAGTGCGAGAGCATATTTTTTAGCTTGTTTTGAAGCTATACTTAATCTCTGCGAACTTTTGATTTCGAACACCAAGTAATATTTAATATTCTGTCCAATAAATCTATATATAAGATCGGATGTTCCATTTGGAAAATCAGTCTCATATCCTACCAATTGTAAATCTGTTGGTATAAGATCTATTACAGATGCCATATTTGGATCTAATGGTCTATCTATATGATGAGTAAACTCATCCATAAATTCATCTGGTTCTAGAATAATATCACTATGTATAATTATTTTGGGAATTTTTGGTGTAACCGAGGTATTCCCTTCCTCACTCTTAGTATTAATGGAATTTTCTTCATCATGTTCAGAAGTAACACTTGAGAAATCAACACTAAGAACAGATCTACAAATCATTTCGCGCATGGTGCGTGACATTTCCAAATCTAATAATGAACAATTAAATCGGATAATTCCTGAGCCCGGTGTAGCGACTCTAAATTTATCCATATCTGGGGTTTGTCTATAAATGGTTTGTATATCTTGTGCATCATTAGTTCTCAGAAATTCTCGACGCACACTTTCATAATGATCCCAATCTAAATTTTTAGCCATATAATATCTCTTTTTATATATAGTAATATGTTCTTCAAACATTTTATCAAGATCATCTCCTTCAAATTCTTTATGCAAAGTTTCTGCTGCAGATGTCCGTTGAGTCTTTGTTTGACAAACAGGTATTTCTATCTTAATACAAAAATATCTATATAGTCTTTCATACCATGGAAGTAATTTTTCCATTTCTTTTGGTAATGAATATTTAGTGGGCCAGTAAGGTTTTATTATATCATCAAAGAAAGCTCTAAAACTTGATTTTGTTTTGACTTCATCAAAAATATCATTAACTGAAGAAACAAAGTCTTCTTGATTTTTATCATGATCAATAAAATCTTGCACAATAGAAGCAATCATTTGATCTCTTGATACTATCTCTGTATTAGTATCAAGCCTAACTGGAGCATCATAAGTAATTTTCAAAGCATCGACCTCATAGGGTTGCTGCACAAATTCTCGTGCCCTTTCGAAGTCATTTAATAGAAATATAATTCTTTTTAAACGTCTCCAAATTGCACTAGGTGCTGCACACCAATGGTTGAGTTGAAAATCTCCTTGTGATGCTAAATTTGTAGTTATGATGACAATATCAGGATTAATAAAAACCACACCTTTCATCTCTACATTAGGATTTAAAGATGTTTTCCTTATATTATTAACAAAATCGATAACTTTTCTCCAAGGGTTAATACTAGTAGGACGCATAACCTCTGCACCTAAGTCATCAAATATAACTACTTTGTGTGATGATCTATATTCTGATTGAAATTCATCAGTTTCATTCAGAGTAACGATATCTGTAGGAAAAGCCATTCCATATTTTGCCCGCAAGCAAGCCACAGCTACTTGCAAAGCAAAACTAGATTTACCACATCCTGGAAAACCAGTAAGTAATAAACAATAGGGTTGTCTTCGTATCCTACCATTAGAATCATCTAATTTTAGTGTTTCTATGGTATTTACTATCCTTTCAAATGATCGTCTATTAGACCATGCAGCAATATCAAATCGTATTATGTTCTTAATCCAACATAAACGATCTAAATATTGTTGTTTTGACATACCAACTAAATCTTTAGCACCACATCTTATGGCTGCAAATTTTGATAGTGTGTCTTCTATTATTCCTGAGTGAGATATGCATGTCGCTATAACACTTAGAAATGATAGAATGGTTGTTATAAACACAAAAGTATGTGTTATAAACATGTAAATTTTATAATATTGTTTCCG